CGCACAATACTTTCTTTACGCTCTGCGGTATCTAAGATATTCTCGCGTGCGTTAATATCAGATCGGAACGCTAAACTTGTGCCTAGGTATGCTAGCAATTCAACAATCGCGATAAATTCTGAGCTCTCAATGTAATCATTGAAATCCTCAGGATAATATACTTTAATGTATTCGATTAATGCATCGCGTATTGTATCGAAGTCGTATGCAGTAAAATTAATATCCTGGAACGTCTTGTATACTTTTGTAAAATCTTCTGCGGCAAATAATCGACTTTGTCTAACTATGCTACTCATGGTAATCCTTTATATTTGTGTCATTATGCAGATTCGCTTGTATTCTTCTCAAATCGCACTGCTAATAAATCGCGATTCTGTGACGGTAAAAATGTTAATATTAATTCTACTAATATACCGTGGTTGTATTCTGTTATACGAGTGTCGTTTAATTTGACGCGAGGGTCGGCGCTTATAATACGTTCGACATCGTCGGTAATTACCTGTCTGCTATATTCGTCTAGTGGGTTATATAATAGTTCATGTATAGTGCTACCGTACTCAGGTCGCATCACACGTTCGCCGCGTATCGTTAAGAACACATTTAACAAATCTTGTTTAACAAGTTCTACATCAGTAAGTGTGTATGTTGGCGAGCGACGATCTACTGTGCTAAATCCAACAAACGTCGGTTTCTTAATCATATATATTCCTGTATTTTCTCTCTAGCGTTTGAAGTATTTATCCCGATAAAAACCACGTTTTTAAGATTTACCGTTGACAATACAATATAATAGTGTTATAATACACGGACTTTGTTTTTATCCCAACATTAAAGGAAACACTACCATGGGCAAGAAAGTAAACATCGGACGTTTTGAAAAGTTAGTTAAACAGGCTGAAGGAATTAACAGTCGCACAAGCGGATTGAAACGGTTCTACCCGATTCAGTCTAGAGATGGCAAAATATTAGTTTTTGGAATGTACGACTATCGTACTAAGAAACATATTGCGTCAAGACCATTCGAAGATGTCGACAAAATATTCGACGAAATCGAAATTATGCTAAATAAAGCATAATGTAGGAGGAAATAATGACCTCCTACCGGGAGGTCATTATGGATAAAATCAGTATCTACGAAAGAAATATTGCAGAATTACAAGAGCAATTACACAACGCACAGTGTCGTATTAGAGATTTAAACACTGAGCTATTGCATCATAAACGCCCACACACAAATGCACTCGGCATAGAAGTGAGCGATCATACATATAAGATTACGTATCCGAAGAGGTAATATGTATCGGGCAAGGCTCGAACGTAGCAAATCTCTCTACTATTGTACTAACATCTTGTGTATCCCTGTTCCACCAATCAGGAACTTCTATATTCTTACCACCGTTAGTTGTTACACTAGTAGTCGGGAATGTCGATAATATATTAACTGCACTCAGTGGCTCTTTAATTAGTGCCGGTGTTACAGTGGCACTTGTTGCGGCCGCAGGACCAGTTGCAGATGTTGAATCAAATGCAGGAGCAGTAACAGTGCCACCGGCTGTAACGTGGCCACCCGTTACACCTGATCCACCCGGATCAGTCCACGAGTATGCATGCGTATGACCTGCAGTATCGTTAAGTGACGCCGAGCTACTAGTAACATCGCCGCCTGACGCAATACCGGCCGCCGCAAGTGTTGCAAACGTACCTGATCCAACTGCAACTACATTAGCAGATAAATTAATAGTTACTGCTTGCATGTTAATATCCGAAATTATATTTCCAATTGCATGTGTATTACCTGACGTATCGACATTAAAGTTCGACGACTTAATACTAATAGTAGAAGCTGTGTCAACTGTAATTGCATCTGTAACTTTATAATTTAACGTGCCAGTAACATTATTTGTTACGTTGCCATCAACTGTTACATCTACGTTACCAGCAACATGCTCGGTTAGATTACCTGTCTGTATATCAACATTAATATTGCCATCTGTGACTGTTACAAACTTATTCATCTTAACAGTTGTGTGCATATCGTTTAATGCCTGAAAATAAATATTACCGCCTTCACCAGCATCTTCGCCTACTATTGCAAGCTCGGCATCTGTATCTTTTGCAGCCTTCATATATATGTTCTGACCAGCTTCGATATTAATATCTTTATCGGCGCGGAAATTAATGTTTTCTTGAGATCTTACGGAAACACTCTTAGCAGCAAATATATCAAAGTTGCCGTCTGCGTCCATTTGCATCCACGATGTACCAGTTTTATTAATTGCATACACCAGACCGTTTGTTTCGTCTATGCGGAATTGCGCACCCGATCTAGTCCTAAGCCCAATATATTCGCTGTCTGGCGAATCGTCTAAAATAAACGAATGCCCACCTAAGCGCGATCCTTTAATTGTATCGTGCAATGGTCCGGGTGTATTCATTCCGTACACTGCTGATACTTCGTCGCGCTGTGCCGAAGAGGTTGTGGTACCTCTTACCTCGTCTGTAATTAACCCTTGGTTGCCAATGCCTTCTGTATGCGTTTTGTGCCACGGTCGAACTGGATCAAGTGGCGTTGCAGAATCACCCGATTTAACATCGAACTTATTATATTCGGCAACTGGAACTTTCTTGCCTGGCGCGTTTTTGTTTTTGTCGCTTGCAGCATGCCCCGGTATCATGTGATTCATAAATTCTTTAAATACACAACCAACCCATAGCGCACGACTAACATCGTTATTCGGAAATACAATTAGTACTTCGTTATTAACATCCGGTGGCACTGCCCAAAATCCGTATGATGTTTGAGTCGTTTCGAACGTGTCGAATTCAGTAGACGAGTTGTCTCGCCAGTTTGTTGCACCTGCAAATGGTGAACAGTAGTTACATACTATCCAGCCGCTTTCGTCGTCTTCGAGTGTATCGAATTCTGGAATCCATACTCGTATACGACCAGCTTTTTTCTTATCTTCTACTTGTTTAACATACCCGGTTTGCATTAAGCTTGTTTTGGGTATTGGGCGTCTCGGTGCCATGTTATGCGTCCTTGTTGTCTGTGTTTAAGCCTGGTATTTCCGATATGTCCACGCCCGATATAATATCCATTGTTAATTGCTGTGTGAACTTACCGCTTTCGAACGAGTGGGCCACTTGCCTAACTACATATAAACCGCTATACATTGTATTACCTTGTTCAAAGAAGCCCGAATCACCTGGTATAGTCGGTGTTCTAAGGTTAAACAAAATAACTGCTTGTTGGTGGAATAAATCAGCAGCACCGAACTCAAGGTCGCTTTTCTCTTTAAATGCAGATGTGCGTTCTTCTTGCGGAGTTCCTAGCCAGTACGGGTCACCTTTAATATCCATGTTTACAGATATTATACCGGTTGTCGGTCGACTAAATGCAGTTTCGAACATTGTACTAGTATATGTTCGACCTGGTCCGCGGTGCGGTGCAGCTTCGCACTCCCCGTAAATATCACTAGTGTCAGCTTCTTCCGGACGATACGACACAGGGTATTTCTGTATTGACGTATCGACACCGGTGTCCTCGATGCTGTTGTACTGACTTGCAAATCGGTGATCACCGGTTTTAATCGATGCTTCTGGTTCTGGCCCTGGCGGATCTAACTTCGTCTGAAGTGTTCTGCTTAGTAGGTCACGAACCTGATTTCGCTCTTCGTCGGTTAACGAATCGGCATCGTTTATTTTTTGTGCGACATCTGCAATTGCTTGTGCACCAAACTGTCCACCTGTTATTTGTGCAGTTGAGGCTAAATTAGCAGCGGTGTTAATTTGTTTTTTTAATTCTTTAAGGACACGGTATTTGTCGCTCACATGTTGCGATGTGTCTAACACAGCACCACTGGTATTCTCAAGTCCGTTTTGCTGCGATGCAGGAATGTAAAACGAAAAGTCAACTTTTAAATCAAAATTAAGTATCTGGTCATTCTTACCGGTATACAAATAATCGTATCGTTTGCGAATTTCGTTGGACTTCATTATTGCGTCTGCTTTTTCCGACGACTTCACTGTGTTTTCGTTTGGATTCTGTGGGACATTATGATTTAGGAATTCTGTAACAACATACTTGTATTCCATTTGATAATCGCCACGCTTTGCATCGTAGTCGAGATAAGTTGTATCTGTTGCAATATTAATTAATCGTACAGGTTCCGCAGGCTTTTCGCTTTTGTCGTCTGACTTTGTTTGTGCGTTACGTGACCGTGTCTGAAACTCTTCCGAAACCGACACAATACGATTAATAGCTTGCTTAATGGTGCTATTCTTAGGTATTGTAATTACAATCTTTTCCGGGGATGTACCAGCAGCGGCTGTCGTAGTCTGGCCGGTGAATGTAGGATCTGTTGGTGCTAATCGTAGTTGTTCAATTTCTAACGCAACATCGGACTTCAGCATATCGGGCTTTGTTATAACACTAACTGCCTTTTCTTCCTCTCGCTCATTTAATATTCTAAAAAATTCTTTAATTGCGTCACCGACTGTTTCAACATCTCGTATATCGATCATGCCGTCTGTACGTGCGCGAGTGTATTCTTGTGCTATATCACTTGCTGCTACTGCCTCAATTGCGTACGAAGATCCACCCGAGTCAACAGTTGTAACTATGTTTGTAATATGTATTGGCCACATGAATTTCTGACTTGTTAGTTCTGCATCTGGTTTGCCACCACCGTCGGCGTAGCCAACAAACGATATTTCGACGAAGTATTGCACGCTTAGGTAATTCCTAATACCAAGTGCCTTAGCAGCAAAGAACAAATTGTCAAGCATGGACGCACCCGAAAACTCTCGCACTTCCATGTTTATATTAGTCGTTGCTATATTACCAGTTTTAAATTCGGGACTTGGGTATGTATCGATCTCTAAACTCTCAATATTAAGTTTAGCAGACACGCCCGATTCTGCTATTACAACCCTGTTACTTGATTCCCAGTTTTTCGTAAATATGTCGTGCTCTGGCAACATAAAAAACGAAATGTGATATGTCACATTTGCATATTTATCTAGTATGTTTTCTGTTACACTTGCTGTTAAACCCGCCATTATATTACACTCTTAACAGTGTCTGCACTCGGTAATAAAATAATTGTACCAGTTTTAAAATCTTCGATAGGGTCAATTAGCACATCCTTATTACATTGTGCAATAACCCACCACAGCCTAGATGAGCCGTATATATCGTTTGCTAACAAGTCAGGGCGCAAGTGGTATTTAGGTGCAATCCGATATGTAATATCACTAATGCTCTTAGGGATTGTAACCGGCACATACTCCCCTAGGTAAAATTCCTCTACTTGAGTCTGGTAATACGGACTCGATACTTTATGAAAATTAGCCATTATAAAAATCCAACTCCTTTCTCACCGCTTAATATATTCCCCTTGCGGAAATCATCTAAATTAAAGTTATCACGCAATGTTGCAGGAGTGTACGATGTATCCATTGTAATAGTTATGTTAACAAATGTCGGAACTTTAGTTTTCAAAAACGGAACTTCGACATAATCAACATCGGGCTGCAATGTATACGCATAATCTTTAATGATAACAGGAATGTCCTTATACATCATATTACCCATGTAGTTAAACAATAATACTGGTGGCGGTGTGCCTGGTGCAATTCCACCCTTGGTACCTTGGCCGAAATATGATTTAGTAATCGATCTAAAAAAGTGCATAACTGCAAGCAAATATTTTGCTTCACTTGCATGCTGAGCAGTAAAGTCGCCCGATACAGTTATTTCAGTTGGGTACGATTTATTATATGCATTGTATTTGTAATTCGAGTGTGTAAACGAATATTCGTCGTAGTCAGCAGTGCCGCCTATCTGAACAGTTGGTGTATACGGAAATACAACTGACAGCGAATCTTGCAACGGTGCTAAAAT